TTTCTGCATCACTCAGCATCATTTCTAAATAAAGTCGTTGGATATCGTATCCGTAGTCTGCGTTTTGTCTTGTGGTCATTTAGTTATTATACTTTCTTTATACATTAATAGCAATGTGTTTGACTGGATCCCATCGGTATTGCCATTCTCTTTGTCGGGTGTGGTACAGCACTGAGCCGATGGCACTGCTGGGATCTCCGGGGTTAGGTAAACTCCATCGATACTTAAACGCAGGTTCCACAAATCGCTTGTTGGCATCCGAATTCATGGCACAACCGCCCATATAAACTAGGCAATCGGAGTTGACTAATTTCCTAGCTTCCATCATGATCATACCAACTTGCCCTTCAAATGCATCTTGTACTGCGGCTGCAATGTCACATTGATCCTGTAGTGTTTCAATAGGGTAGGGCCAATTTTGTACACCTCGATGCAGATTATATTTTAAGTTAAGTGTATTGCTAACATAATCATTAACTTCTTTAAAATAACGTTGTTTATCACCTTGTGCTGCCATCTTCTGTAATAGGTACTCATCTTTAATTGGAGTTAGCCCAATCAATTTTGTAAATGCGCTGTAAAATAATCCTAAACTATGTGGATAACTTCGACTCCACACTTTAGTCATTTCACCGTGAAGCCCTTGCCATATGGTAGCACACTCAAATTCTCCGATCGCATCGAGCACAACAATCGCGCAATGATTAAATGGACTTGTATAATAACCAGCGGCAGCATGACTAGCATGATGAGGAGTATAAAAAACGTTTGCATAGTTAACCCTTATGTTGTTTAAATATCGTTTAGGCAGTACTGACATATCTAATGCTGTAGAATATTGGCCAGCATACACCTGTCTTGCTTTCTTTATCCACGGACGCTCATACCAGAATATACTGTCCGGAGCACCCTGGTGTAGAGCCTCTGTTATAACACTAGCGTCTAGTTCAGTATCTTTACAATGTGTTAATGAAAACAGTCGGTCGTGTTTAAATACGGCTAGACTTGAGCCGTGGTTGAGTGCGTTAATTCCCCATCTTATCATAATTTGTGTTTAACAATAAAAGTGTGATTAGCATTGTAATCGTTTTTCAATTCTAAATTTCTAACAGTCTCATCCATATCTAAAACATCAACTGCTATAGTTTCGTCTTTAACAGGAATCATCTGCATTAACGGAGTTCCTGCAGGTATGTGTAGTTCTCCTGGTCGGCGGTGTACGTTAATAATAGCATTAACTGGATAGTAGTCGCCTTCTGTTAACATTCCATGCACCGCAGTAAATTCAGGTTCATCTGGGTACGGAATAGGCATAAACAATAGCTTCCATCCTTTTGGAACAGCAACAGACCAGGGCGTTGTAATCTTAATTAGTGTTTGTAAACTAGACTCGTGTACTGGAGTAATGTGTGCAGGATCATCTGGAGTAAACCAAGATACTAGTTTCTTATTAAACTGCCTACCTTGTAAATATGTACCAATTCCACTGGGAATAAAAAAATCGAAGTTATTTGCGTCTTTATTGGTATTGATAGTCAGATCGAACCAAGAACGCAATATAACGCCATTTTGCATAATTGGCCTGATTCCTGGGCACTTAGCGGCGCCTGTAACCGCTTGTTTTTGTCCAATTTCTTCAGAAACCTTCTTAAATGCCAATGCCGAGTTTCTAAACCAATTGAAGTTAAAATCCTTTGCAGGAATAATTGGGTACTTCTCTTTTATTTCAGGAAGGCTACAATAGAATTTAATGCGTGGTTTATTAAACATTTTATTTGTAAATGAACGGATCGCGTTTACGTAGTTCTTCTAATCTTTTTTTATATTCTTGATTGTATTTCCATTTTCGATAAGGTGTTAATATCCAATTAAGAATAGTTCTCATATTTCTTCCTTCTTAAACCACTTACGTGATTTTAATTGTATTTTTAAATTATTGCTTTCTTTAGTACTTAGAATAGAATATAGTGTTGCTAATTTTCCGTATAGCTTAACTGCATCGTTAACATCTTTAACGCCCTCTGGCCAATCAGGAAAACTCACACTCCATCCATATTCTAATGCTTGCTCTACCATTCTATATCCGGCATCGTCACGATCAGCTATAACTACAACTTCTCGCTGTAATTGATTTATTAATGCATGTTGGCTAGCACTAATTTCAGCACTCATAACAGCTACTCCATCTACACATATAGCATCAACAGGGCCTTCGGTGACTATGACATATTTACGCTCGTAATGCTGTCTGTCCAAATTAAATACATATCCAGGTTGTTGCTCTGATATATATTTAGGCTTACCTTCGGTTATTTTACGTGCAGTATATCCAACTATACGTTCTTGATAATAAAAAGGAATTATTAATCTATTTTGAAAACCGTCTTCAGGAGTCCAGTGGAATGGATAATCTTCTAAGTATAAGTTTCTCCCCAGCAGGTACTCTATAACCGGTAGTAATTCATCCGGGGGGTTATCTAGAAAATTAACAATAGGCTCAGTGCCCAACGGCATTGCTTTATCTATAAAAACTGGTATTGAACTTTTTTCACCTTGATATGCGCTGTCTTCTTCAAAACGTAGTGCTTCTAAACTACATTTGGTTATAGCATCATCTGGTACGCCTAGCCATTGCATAAGTCGTTTTAGCTTAACTGATACTTTACGTCCCGGTTGCCAGCTTGCTTTGAATCCGCAGTTAAAACAATGATAGCTAACTCCTTCATTGACCATAATACCGCCACGTTGCCTATTGTCAGCACTTGTACCATTATGGTGACAGCAAACCGCATTAAAGCTAACCCAGCCGCTAGGGGTCACTTTGCGTTTTGAAGGAAGGTAAGATTGTACAGTATCTATGATTAAGCTCATAGATACATTTTACTGTCTTACAATAATTTTGTCAATAGTTCCGGTGTGATTAGTTTGATGCAGTTTGTATTTGATTCTTAACCAAACAGTATCATTATCAACAGTATAATTTTTAGTTAGAGTTGTTGTTGTATTGGCTACAACAAAAGTTTCAAGGTCAGTCCATTTGGTTGTAGTGCTGGCAACCCCCGCAGTTGAAGTTTGTACTGTGACATCTGCATCAATTAGATTAGTAAAAAATTCTAAACTAATGCTACCCAAATTAACATTCTCGTTTGGAATCTTAATCACAACTGCATCGCTGTAATAATATCTAAGATTATTAACGGCAGTATCGTCAAGATAGTTAAATGTTTTAATAACTTGTTGAGGAATACCTGTTATAGTAGCATCACCTATAAGATCTATAAAGCCTGTGACTCCGTATTGAGTATCACCGTAGATTACATTTCTAGTTGTATCGTCATTTAGTACATATACTGCATATCTTAGAAATTGAGGTGTTAATGGATCTACAGCCAACGACGGAATATTAAATGTTGCTAGTCCTGGAGTATCAGAATGTTCAACATCTGCTGTATATACTTCTTCTCCTAAATGATCCATTATAAGACACTTTAGCGTTAAGTTAGATACATCAATACGCTTTTGATCTGAATTCTTAATGTCAAGGCTAATGATATTATCATAGCCTTTGTATATTTTTACTTTTCGTTGATACACAATTCTCCACTCCACTGGTGATGAAGCCAAATCAAGATTGATAGCAATCCTGTTTGAATATAAATAACTTGAAATTTTTTGCATTTGGTTAAAGGCCTCACTACTATTTATGGTTAAATTAAGAGAAAACATACAAGAACAATTACCCTTCATAAGTGTATTGCACTACGGCGAGGCCGAATTCGTAGGCATTATAATCAATCAAGATCAATTTGTAACTAGCTTTTACGATCTGTCTATTATCAAAACACCTGAAGAAAAGACAATATTTTTAGATATCGGAGAAGCCTGGTGGTGGGAATCAAATAGACAAATTCCAATCAATATCTTCCTACGTACTGAAATTGCCCCATTTAGATATGCTATTAAAACATTTAATAGTAAGGATGTTAGAATTATACTAGGGCCAATAGTTAATCTAATGAATATGACCCTTAAACGTGTAAAACGTAAAAGTGTACAACTTGTTAGGACGCCTAAAAGTTAACTATACCCATAACTGATCTTCTCGCAGATTAAATTCATCTGTACTACAATAGCCATTGCGTATGCTACTGCATGAGCTTTCTTAAAGAAATACTCATCATTCTCCGGTTTCGTCCAAATCGTCTCCATCACTGAATCCCAATCTTTCCCAATCAGATAACGTTTGGCTGGGCGTATCATTGCCAAAACAGCCGCTAGTTGGAGTATTGATGTCGGCTTCATCTGACGGAGAATATGACCGTGTCCGTTGACGTGAAATAGTAAACTGCTGAAATCGTCCTGCTCTAAAAGGTCCCATAGTGGCTCAGTCTCCATTAAGGTGTTAAGATGATTTTCATCTCGTACATCTTTATATATACTAACGTTCAAAAAATCAAGTTTAAAATAACCTCTTTCTTCTGCCTCTTTGTAGTCTATGTTAGATAAATTATTTACGGGATTGTACGGAATAGGTGTACAATATACGCCAGTATTATGCTTTTTAAAAGTTCCGTTTGTGTCTTTAATAGCCGCTGATATGTGCTTAATATATTTAAGGGCGTGATCTCTATCAGCAAAGTCAATATCAATATCTGGCATTATAAGCTCGATTCTTTAACTATATTTCTTACAAGTTCCATATCAAATTTTTGAGTTTTAAATTTCTTAACCCATACTTGTGGATCAATAATAGTACCAATTGCACTTAATTGATCATCTCTAAAATTTGATAACATTTCTTTTCCACTAGAACAATTTAATATTAACCACGGACTAACTTTACCATCTTTAATATCATACACTGCCCTGTTAGTGCTAACGTATTTAAAATAGTGATTCCATAATGAGTTATTTTCAGTAGCCCATGATTGCATATGAGCAACTGATCGTTCAAGTGCAGTATCTACAGCTTCTGTATGAATTAAATTTAAAACGTATTTTTCATATAGTTCGTCTCTGCACCAATGGTCTAATTTAACACCGCTTCGAACAACCCAGTTAAGAAAATTATCTGGATATAGCGGTTTAGTATTACTAACAAAACTGCCAAACTTAACCATAGCGTTATAATACGGGCTACGGGCAAATTCATCGTAAGTTTTGTCTTGATCAGTTTTTTGAGTTAGTCGATAAAATTTGTTAAAGGTTTGATAACCAATGTGAACATGTTTTTCATCTTTTGCTAAGTACCTACGCTTTTGCTCGCACATGTGTACTGCAAGAGTTTTTTCTTGCATATATTTGTGCCCACAAAATTTACAAACGTAAGGTTTATTCACACTTAATTCTAACATCATTAAAACATTTTAGCAATTTGTTTATCGTCGTAGCCGTGTTGTTGTGCTAATTTTTTTGCGTCAGCAGTTGACATTAATTGACTTAGCATATCAATTTCATCTTGTTTTTTATTAGGATAGATGTCTAATAAAAATTTAGCTAACTTATTATTGCCCTGTTTCTTTTTAAAACCTAGCCATTGATGAAAGAAAATCTTTTGGCTTTCGTGTCCGCACATACACAATAATTGCCATAATAACTTAGGATGCTTTTGTAATATATTCCAATTTTTATTAAAGTACTCATTCACAGAAAGTACATAGTGTTCCTGTATGTCGCGGTTGCTAGAATTTACATTACTAATATATCTATTCAGTATAAAGAATTCTTGCTTGAGACTTTTTCTTTGTTCATCATTAATCTCATCCCACAAGCCCTTGTAATTCATATCAACAGCTGCTAGTTTATCTTTAAGTTCAATTTTTTCACTCATTGTCATCTACCAATGTACCGTTGCTATGTCGCATACGAGCGATTTCAATTTCTTGAAACTTACGTTTTTCTTGTATAGTCAATTCGTTCCATGTTCTACGAGGATTACTACACAGCATACATTTAGGATTTCCGCAATCCATAGCATGGTGTTTTTCTAATCGATGAGGATCTTTAATAGGTACGCCGTGTTCTTTAGCAATTTTAACTTGCTTGTTAACAGCATTTTCATTCTTTTGGAGACGTTTGCTATGATTAAATTTATCTGCTTCGTTGCTCATAGAGGTTTATCCTTACTTAGTCTGTATATCATTATAACACGGTCTAGGGCCTTTTGTAAAGTGATATTGGTCTTTGCTTCTCGCCGAATCTCACCCCAAAGTTTACTATCCATAATATGATCATGCAGTGGTCTGCCGTCATCGGTTCTTGAGTCAAAATTATACCCGATTTCTTTTCGTGTATTAGGGTCAGCACCAGATTCACGAGCGTATACAGTTCCGTCAACTCGTTCATAAATGTAAGTTGTGCCCGGCTTAAGGCTTCCCATTTTACAATATTTTATCTAGTTGAATTATCTCACTATGGCGTGATATTTCTTTAACAACATATGCACATAATGCTTTTGGTTCTTTATTTAATGGAACTGCAAGCAGTTGATTATTCTTCATCTTTGGAAAATACCATTTAACATCATTATAAAAGTTTACAATTTCAATCTTTTTAAATTCTATTCTGAAACCAGTTAAGGGGTTAAAACAAAATGCTTCAAATCCTCTATCATTTAAACTAGTAAGAGGCAATATTTCAATATCACTGGCACTACTACTATCACCTACCGCAATTGACCAATCAATAGGCATAGTGACTTCATCGTTGCCTATTTTTAGTACCATTGCAGGACTATTAAAACTTTCTAAGAAAATTAAAGGCTGAAAGAAAAAGTCAGGAGCATTTGCATCACTGTTATCTAATACAGCAAATCTCATGCTGTCATCTACCTCGTCGGGTAAATTATTCAAGTCAAATGCTTGATTGTCTAAGGTTAGTATTTGCATATTTTTTTATTTTAATTAGTTATAGGCACCCAATGATCTTTCATGTGGGTAGCAATGTCTTCGTCGAATACTACTTTAGTAATTATATCGAACGCAATAGTTATTCTTTCTTGATCATCAGTATGTATATCAGTCCAATGTTCGATCCAATTAGGAAATAATGTAATTTTTCCAGGCTCATTAATTGATGAGTAGTTGTTGTCAGTGTATGGATGTTTATAATATGTATGTGTGTTAGCTTGTTGTATACATATATGTCCGCCTAAATAAGCGTAAGGTGATCCCCAGTGTCTATGTTTGTTAATGCTTTGGCCTTTTCTAAGTACATTTGCCCAGCATTGTAAATAGATAACTTGTTCAGGTGGTAAGCCAATTTCGGATAAAAATTTATCGTGTGTGTTTCGTATAACTAATTTAAGCTCAGTTAGTTCAGGCCACTTTAATAAGTTGTATCGATTCGAACGAGAGGTCATACTGTTTGGGCCAAGTCCTGTCCCCCAATCATCTTCATAAACATATTGTTGGATAATATCTTTTTCGTTTTTTAAAATAACATCAGTAATTTTATTAAGATTTAATCTATCAGATAAATCATCTTCACATAACAAATACTCCCACTGTGCTGCAAATGGGGTTTTATTAGGTGGATTTTTAGCGTGTATTATATTCATTTCCAGTCTATTTTCTCAATTGTGAACGGGTACTTAGCGTCCTTGTAAAACTTCTTACGTTGGGTAAGGTGACGCTTGGCGTACTTACAGGTCGAAGTGACATCCCAGATTTGTACGAAGTCTTTGTCGTCTGCACGTCGAATGCCTCGCCCAATGCTTTGTATAACCCTTGTAAAGCTCTTTCCGGATTCCACCATAACCAGATTAAAAATCCTAGGGATATTAATACCAACAGCGGCCACACCGTAAGTCGCCACAATAATCTTGTTGTCAACAGTCTTAACTTCATCGTATTCACTTTTCCTATCTTTTGTTTTCACTTCTCCTGAAATAAAGACGCTATCTGGAATTTCGTTAACAATGAATTTACCTGTCTCTATTCGATTTACCAGTACTAGAGTGTTGCCACTATTACTAATGCCGTTTATTAATTTTGATATAAAAATCATCCTGTCTTCGTCTGTGACAAGATATTTGTATTCTTCTGCATATGACTTAAACTCAGGTAAGTCAATAAGTTGTGTTATGTTAACATGGCATGCTGATAACACTCCTTGTGCTTGTAATTCGTGTGCGTGTACTTCATGCACACACGGACCTAGACTTGCAAAAATTTGTTCTGCTTCAAAATCTTCTTTAGGAATAGTACCAGTCAATCCCCATCGAATAGGTGCATTATTGAAATTCTGTGTTAGTAAATTTCTTAACACAGTGGCCTTGGCCATGTGTACTTCATCAACCATAATTGTTGTGACGCCATCAAGAAACTCTGCAAGTGTTAGAATATCTTGTTCGTGATTTTTACTCTTTTTGTCAAGAATGTTGAGACTTTGCCATGTGGCAATAGTATGAGTTTTATATAGATCTTTACGATCGCCGTAGTACACACCTACATCTAATCCGCAATTGATAAAGTCTTCTTCTGTTTGTTCCACAAGACTCTTATTAGGTACAATAGTAAATGTGCGACCATATGGTTCACAAATCTTTGCTAGTGTAGCTGTGGTTATTGTTTTGCCAAATCCAGTAGCAATCTCTTGTAAGCATTGTGGATTTTCAAGGAATTTGTTTACTACTTCAACTTGGTCGTCGCGGAGTCTAATTGGTTGTCCTGCAAATCTATGCCCTACTGGCCAACATTGATCTCCCCAAAAGTCTGCTTCAACTCGAGGAAATTGTAAATTAATAGGCGCACGATTATCAACAATGTCTGTTATCTCAACACCACTTTTTTCCAACACTGCTAGAATCTTTGGCAACTGACTTAGGTAGCCATTGCCACCTAATCCAAATAGGGTAATTGCACCATCCCATCGACCTAACTTGTATGCTGGACGATAACGTGCTGTAGGATCTTCATACTTAAAGGTGTTGGCTAGTTTTCTGCGAATTTCAACAGGAAGCCCCTCAACTTTAAGGTTAACTTCGTCTTGAATAATTAATTTACACGATGGCATCTGCACCTCCTAAGGGACGTTTGTCATTGTAGTATACTATCAAATCAACTGCATCGCAATAGACACTGGTTTTATTTGACTTAAAATTATTACTGAAAGAAATAACACTTTTTGGGTACCATTTTGACTTTAATAAGAATTTAGGCAACTTGTTATTGGCAATGCCTGCTACTAGCGTGGTGTCAGTTAGTTGTGCATTATAACCTAATTGACTAATTAGATTATTAAAATTTTTGTTGTGTTCGGAGATATTATCAAATCTAAAGTAGATTCCGGAGTTGGAGTCAAACCCACAATTTTTCAGTGAAATTGCCAATTTTTCAAGATTTTTAAGACACTCCTTAGATTCGTGTCCATTGAAGATCACTAACAGTGGTAGTCGGTCTAGTTCACCTAATGACTTAATAACATCATCAAGAGATGTCTGAGTGCTGTCAATCCACACTCTTGTACTAGGCCTGTTGGCCAGTGCGTTTTTCAGTGAAATTTCTGGATTTTTCTGAAAAATTGAGTATTGAAATCTCTGACGTCGATCGTTGAGTAAAATTAAATTGTCCTCGATGATGCTACCTACTTCATTGATCACTGCTGCCTCTAATTTTTTATCAGTCAATGAAAACACGTTAAACTGTGTATTAGTAGTTTTCAAAATTTCCAAAATTTCACCATAAAATTCCATCAAAATATGGTCAATTTCAAAGCCTTGGTTTTTGAAGGCATTCACTACTAAATGTAAATTCTTTTCAGTCAGTGGTATACTGTATTGCTTGCTATTCACTGCCAGCATCTGACCTTCAACGCTTTTATTGAGATCACTAATCTGCTGACGCAGGCGTTTATTGTAGGTAAATTCCACCAAAATTCGACTGTTATCTTCTTTAGCAATAAAAATTTTACGAACCTGTTCGATCACTCTAAACGATTGGCTCCATGTTGGAAACTCAATAGGCTGTTGGGCATTAACTACCTTGTTGTTAATAACTTCTAAATTTTCTGTGAATATTTTAATCAGTAATTTTGACTGATTTTCGGTTAAAAAATGGCCGGCGGTTATTTGCTTGGATAAACTGATTAAAATCTTTTTATCTCTATTAGGAATCTGTGATCCTAACTTTTCAATCCCTTGTTGGAACAGCTCTATGAGCAATGCGTCAGTTGTTATCATAAGTTAAGTATACATGAGTATTAATAGAAAGTCAAACATTTAGACAAAAAAATAGGCCCTATAATTATTTAAGGCCTACGGAACACCGTTTGGTGAAATTGATTATAATGTAGCGTCTTCCATGCCTGCTACTCGTAATTTTACAATGTTTGTAATCTGCCATTGTTTTTGATCAAGAGCTTTAGTAATGCCTAACCACTTATTACGTAGTAAGGCAAACTCGTTGATAATTTTCTCAAAGTCAACTACATCAGGCTCGCCTTCTACGTATTTTTCACAATCCCTAGAAGACAACGCCCTTTGATAGTTTTCTAAATATTTTCTAAAATGTTGACTCTTAAGTCGACGCAACTCAATATTCAAATATTCCAAAATTGCTTCAATTTCTTGTAGCTGACCAAATCGTTCTTCCACAATGCCTGGCATCCTAGCGGCGGCTTTTTCGATGTTTCCCGCTATGCGAGCATCTGTTTTTGCTGCCTGTAATTCAACTTCATAGTGAGCCACAGCATCGGGAATATACGATATGTCTTTTGAAACTTTTGTATACCAAGTCATAAATTATTCGTCATCTTCGTAAGAATCTAAATCTTCTTCGTCAAGTTCTTCTTCGTCGCTTGTTTCGTCAAGATAAAAGTCAATAGCATTATCAAGGTCTTCGTCAACGCCACTGGCACCGGCCATGACCTTATCGCTAACGCCGTGATCTGCTAGCAAATCAACATATCGTTCTGCTAACACATCGAGTACTTTTTTGTCAACGTACTCTTTAAATAACATCCAAATATCACCAATATGGTTTTCGTTCATTCTATGATTTCTCCAGTTTCTTCATCAATGGCAAGTTGTACTGTAGGAACTGCTCGAACATTATTAAATTCAAGCATGACTTTGTCAAGGCATCCGTCTTCATTACGTTCCCATTCCTTACGATACATTTTGATTTCTGTACCATCTGTAGAAACGTATTTAAGTCTGTTGCCATCTTTTGTAAGAATACCTTTTGCTTCACACAGGTCAGTAAGCCCACTGTACGGACTCATACCTGTTGCGTAAGGAATCTCAACCTGAACTGATTCAAATGGCTTGGCATAACGTGTTTTCATAATCTTACAGGCTGCACGAATACCGTTGACAGTTGTAGTCTTATTGCCATCTGCGTCTGTTTTCAATTTTAATTTACGCATAGCAATAACAATGCTTGATGCATAGATGAAGCCTTGTCCACCTGAAATCTTGTCGTCAGGATCAAACATATCCTGACTTGCGTATGTGTGATTAGTACAAACTAAACCAACATTATAACTACCAAACATGTTAACACAATTACGAACAAGTGATGTTAGAGCCTTAGGTTTACGACCCATGTCACCTTTCATCTCACCTGCTTCAAACTGGTTAACGTCTGTTGGAGTCAACAACATACCCAAAGAGTCAATTACAAAAAGAACTTTAGGACGAGTTGCTTCATCCATTATTTTATATTCTTTCATAAACTCACTAATGGTTTTTGCTACGTCGTCAATCATAGCCATGTTAAGTTTTAACAACTTTTCTTCGCTAGTATCAACACCTAATGCGTGTAGCCATTTTTCATCAAGAGCGTTTTCACTGTCAACTAGCACTACATAAATGCCTTGTTGTTGTGCGGCTTTGATAAGGTTGCCAGAGCAGATATAGCTCTTGCCAGCGCCTGATTCACCGGCAAGTACTGTGACTTTACCAAGTGGTACGCCTTTGTTAAAGTCTGAACTAATCAGATAGTTTAGAGCATAGTTGCCTGTTGAGATCCAGTCTGTAGGATCATTAAAGCCAACACCTAAGCCATCAATGCTCTTGGTTAGGGTTTTACGGAATTTTGATAAATCGAAGGCTTTTGTAGCCATAGGTATACTCCTTAAAGATGGATAGGGGCCTTAGCCCCTATCATTCGATTACTGCTTATTACGATTGCGAATCATAGCAAGAATGTCTTCTGCACGACCACCACTTGCGGCAGCTGGTGCTGATTCTTGCTTAGGTGCTGAGAATGATTTCTCAGCTGTAGCAACTTCGTCTTCCCAAGGTGCTGACTCTGCGGCAGGTGCTGCCACTGGAGCAGTACGAGCAACTGGAGTTGCCTTAGGCGCAGAGTTAGGATCACCAGTCGCCTGGCCCATACCTGCTGGTTTAAAGTACTGTCCCCAACGTTCCATATCAAATGGTTCGCCATCAACACTTGCTTCAAACATTTCTTTCATTACTTTGACTTCAACGTCAGTTGGCTTCTTAGGCAAGTAATCTTTAAGATTGAACAAGCCATGTGTTTCCAAGTTAGCAGTTTCTGCACTGTCTAAAGGACGAGTACGACGGCTCCACTTACTAGTAGAGTAGTCAGCATAACCACCTTTTGAAGTTTTGATCAACTTGAAGTCAACACCATTGACTGGGTCAGTTGGCATGTCGTCCATTTCTGGATCGAGCAATGCACCTTTAATCAACTGAAAAATCTGTGGACCGATAATGAAACGACGGTTTGCATTTTCAGGACGATTTTCTTCTTTAAGACCGTCTTCAACAACGTATCCTTGGAAGATATATGAACGCTTCTTCCAATACTTACGACCCATATCTTCCAATGAAGGATCTTTAAACCAACCACGTACCTCAGTAAGGATTGGACAAGTTTCGCCATACATTTCCATGCAGGGAACATTAACGGTCACAGACTTAGAGTCAGTAGAACCTTTAACGCCGGCAAATGGCAATTTGATCATTGCACGTTCTACCCAGAAAAATGTATTGTCGGGATTTCCGTCAGGTAAAAAACGGACTGTTGATTCGGAACCTTCTTTCAAGTTCCAGAAAGGGTAAATGGAATTGTCTCCACCGGTACGTTCACCGCCACCTTTTGAATTACCTTCTTGCTCTTTGAGCTTTGCTCTGATTTCAGCTAATGATGCCATGATTATCTCCTATTGTTAGCCTAAGTTTGTTTTGCATTTCTGCTAGTTTTGCCTATATCTACTTTACACCATTGTAAAGTAAAAAAGTGCATATATGTTATTATACGCACTTTTATTTAGCTTTGCAAGAGATATCTTGCTTAAATGTGATTTATTTTTACCAATTATCTAAACATTGCATTAAAGTGTTTGAACATATCGGCAACGTTGGCTTGTGGTTTTTGTAATCCAGATTCTGTAATACCTGCAAGCTGGCGTAATCTTTTGGACTCATAAACTTGTGATAGTTCACTTATAACACCGTGTGCCAATTTGGCTGCATCTTCACCAAATTGTTTTTCGACTGCTAATAATACACCAGTTTCACCTTTAGGGAAATTGCCAGTAGTGTCATCGTACATTGATTTAACAAACTCGACTACTTCGTTTTGCTTGCTAGTACCTTCAAAGAATTCTTCAACATCCATTCCAGCCTTAGTAATAGCTTCACCTAGGCTCATTTCGCCTGAACCAAAGTTGACTATAGTCTCAGCAGTTGCACCAGCTTTCTTTGCTTTAGCAATGGCATCTGCCATCCCTTTCTTAGCTAGATGACGTGCTTTATGCTTAACCGGATTGCCGTATTGATCTTTATCATTTTCACCTTTCTTAGTGTAAGGGCCGTCAAACGGTGGATCTTCTTTTTCTTCTGCTACAGGAGCAGGCTCTGCCGCAACAGGTTCAGCTGGGGGTGCTTCCGGAGCAGGCTCTGCCGCAACAGGTTCAGCTGGGGGTGCTTCCGGAGCAGGCTCAGTAGGTGCAGGTGTAGTACTATCAAAATTGATCTTACTAGCAATATCTGTACCATTTTCTTCGTCGTGCTTTTCTAAATAACTCTTTAAAAATTCTCTAATGTCCATTTCAGGATTTACTTTACCTAATTGCTTGATTGCATCTGTAAATTCTTGATCGTCAATTACACCTTTCAGGCTTTGGATAGCATTGGTACCATCTACTCCTGCTGGAAATTCTTGTGCAATTAGTTGGTTTAATGTTTGTATAGATGCGCTTTGACTTTCTTCATCTGTGTTAAACAAATCACTTTCTTCTCTCATAATGTTGTCTAAATAAGATTCAAATGCAGATTCTTCTGGTAAGTTAGGTGTATGGTGGTGCCCTAATGCCCCTTTGATACGATCTTTTACATTTCTAATGCCACTTTTGC